CCACCCGTGGTTGTCGTTGGTGTTGTGCCACCACCCGTGGTTGTCGTTGGTGTTGTGCCACCACCCGTGGTTGTCGTTGGTGTTGTGCCACCACCCGTGGTTGTCGTTGGTGTTGTGCCACCAGCTACTGTACCCTCAACAATTGGTGCTGGAATATTTGGTAAAGGAATTATTGCACCATTACCATTGGTTGTATTATCAGCTACTACACCCATATCAATTGGTGATGGAAGTCCACCACCTTGCGGTGCTGTACCACCACCAGTTGCGGGTGGGGCCACTGGTAAATTTGAAAGATCTGTTGGTAAATTAGCAATAATATCCGTTGGCAAAGCACCAGTATCTATTGGAGCGGGTGTTACGGGTAAAGCACCAGTATCTATTGGAGCGGGTGCATTATCCGTTGGTAAATTAGCAATAATATCAGTTGGCGAAACTCCAGTATCAACGGGTTGATTATCCGATGGTGCAGGAGTTGTTGAAACTAAATTTCCATTGGCATCATAATTATCAATTGAACCATCAGCATTTTTAATTGTTGCGGAACCATCATTATATTGTGTTGTGTCAGCGGGATAATTAGGAGTTTCTGGATTTTGAGTTGGTACATATGGAGTAGTTGCTCCACCACCGACATCCGTCATTGTGGCTGGAGCTCCTTCAACTGTTACATTTGCAGCAGTTTGACTACCAGTAGTTGAAGGTTGATCTGGGTTAGCTATTGCGTTAACTAATTGGTTATAGTACGAATCTGCTGTAGCACTATTGGTTGGTGCTCGCATTGTAGCTTCACCTGGACTCCAACCACTTGCTAATTGACCTTGAGAAATCTTGTCTAAACCTTGTAAATCATTAGCAATAATACTAGAAGTTTTAGCTAACTCAGCATTATTATTAGAATAATCTGTTAACGCTGTTTTTAAACTATTTGAACTTGTTGTAAATGCTGTATATAAAGGTTCAATACTGGTTTTATATACATTAGCTAAATTTTGATTTGCTGTGTCATAAGCAGCATATGCTGTATTAAATTGTGGTACCAAACTGTTTAGTTGTGGTGCAAGACTGTTTGCCAAATCGTATGCCGTTCTATCAGTTCTACCAGAAGCATCATATGCAGCAACAGCTTTATCATATTGCGCTTGCAAAGGAATAACTTTATCATATAAAGTTTTTGCGGTATTAGCTAAATCGGTTGTGTTGGTGCGAAGGTCGTTATATCCAGTTTTAGTAATTGCATCAGATAACGCCATTTTATCCGTTTGATTTTGGGAATAAATATCGTTTGATTTATTTGCTGCATCAGCTAAACTAGCTTGTTGTTCTGATAAAGTGGGGTAATATTTAGTTAAATTGTCAGAAATTTTATCTGCTTGATTTTTTAAATACTGTGATGCTATATCCGTAGTCATTGGACCTTCAATACCAGCAAATGAAACAGTACCATTTGGAATTGGGGTACTGTAGTCATGGATAGTAGCTGGTTCAGCACTAGCCGATGGAGCTGTTAATAAACCTTTTCCTGCATTTATACCAGCTCCTAAACCCATTCCTAAAGTAGAACCAATTGCTGCGTTTTCAGCACCAGTTAATACATCACCACCAGTGGCTCCCGCTTTTGCTGCACCCACACCAGTGCTTGCCAATACTTTAGATATATTAGGATCAATACCAGCTTGTGTTAAACCAGTTGATGCTTGATTACCTAAATACGAAAGTCCTGTATTTAATGCAGTGTTGGCTAACATTGTCGAAGGATTTGCACCAGAAGCTAAACTTTTACTAGCAGATAATATTGCACTGCTTAACGCTGGATTATTAATACCGTATTGCGCTAAAGTTTGACTAATACCGCTTAATGATGCACCAGTAAGACCTCCCATTAATGCGCCAGTTAGCGCGCCCTTAATTGGATCTGTTCCATGGATAAGACTGTTTACGGTGCCCATACCGCCACCGTATAATGAACCAGTACCTGCGCTACTTAAAAGTTGTGATGCTACAGATGGCGTAAGTGAATTTATTCCCGTGTAACCTAATTCGCCATATGTTGGTCCCATGGCACCGGGCCCCAAACCTGTATAGCCTAATTCAGCATATGTTGGTCCCATTACTCCAGCGCCAACACCAGTGAGAGCAGCGGCATTAGCACCACCAGCAGCTCCTACAGTAGCACTTGCAGAGCCAGCGGCAGAGCCACTAGCAGAATATCCTGCAGCATAATCCGCTGCTTCTAAAGCTGGTGCGGCGTTTGCTAAATAAGGAGCCATGTATGGTGCTGCTATGGCTAATGCGGCAATACCAACTGTTGCCCAACCACCAGGAATAGTATTGCCAACAGCCTTATCTAATTGAGCGCCAGCATGACCGATTGCGGGACCCGGATCAATTTTAGCTAAAGCGCCGCCTACCCATTGTGCAACGCTACTAACAGCGTTCCTAACCGCTCTAAAAGGATTAAAACTACCCAAACCCATTATTTGGCTCCTTTAAAATGAGCCATCCAAACATATTGAGGTGCGTTTGATTTTTCTATTTTTATGCCATTTTCAGTAAGTAAATCAAAAAGATTTTCTAAAAGTGGATTGCTTTTTTTACTAACATCGCCATAAATTGCGGTTAATTTTGAATTTTTAAGTTCTTTAGCAAAATGGGACACTGAATTTTTTAATGTTGCCTCGTCATCAGCAATGAAAAAATGCACTTCTGAAACACCTTTTGCAATGTTCATTAGTAACATTAAAGAATTGTTTTTTTGTAATAAAACAGCCGCTTTGGCTTGCACAACCTTGTGAATTTTACGAAGCAAAGCATCCGCATCTTCGCCGGACTGTTGTGCTTCTTGAGTAATAATTTCAGATGGTGTCATATTTATCTGCTAGGGCCATTAATGGTTAACGCTAAGTCTTTAGCCCAGTCTTGCCAGTTTTCATAGTTTTCTGGGTCAGATACAGGGTACGCCGAAAAGGTTTGTAGCTGTGCTATCTGTGAGGCAATGGTTTTCCAATCGTCCTCTAAACTTGTGCCAATTGGCTCTTGTCCATAGTAAATAATAAAGTTACCATTCCAGTCTTCCCAGCTCATATAGTCTGGTGAAAATGGAAAGAACGCTTCAGTCTTAAGGACGCTCATCACCAAACTCAGCAGTGATCAAGTTACGACCCATCTCATAATTACCATCAATGTCATTAGATACAAATTGTAAACGAATAAGTCGGTGCTCTACACGTAGGTCAATTTTACCGGTGTCTTGCGTAAAGTAATAAGGACCATCATCTTGTTCGTTTTGACCCCCAGCAAATTTACGGCCCAAAATAGTCAAGGCCATGGTGCCAGATTGTAAGAAATTAGGCTCAACGCGGCGTAGGTGCATACGTCGGTTAATACCTAATCTACTGTCTTGGCTCGGATCACCCGTTAACCAACTAATGTCGCTAGTGGTAATGCTGGAATACACAGCCAATTCATTTTGCAGCGTTACTTGGTTTAAGCCGTGCTCATGCTGCCAAATAGTATACCCGCCAAAAATAGGAAACACTAACGTACCAGTGGGTATAGATACTGTAATTGGTGCAGATAGCGTCACTAATGTGGCGTTATAAGCAAAAGTAAAAATACTAGAGGTTACAGTGTAAACTTTTCTAGGATCAGTTAGGTCTGTTGAAAATACTAAATAGCTACCAGGGCTTAAAATTGCAGATACATTATTAGCCACATAAAATTGGCTTGATGTTGGAGAGGGTGCTCCAGATGGTGTTGCAATAACGGTAACTGGATTACTTAATACCGTGTCGTATTCCCAACCAGCCCAAATAGGCGTTGGGAACAGCTCGGTAGTGTATCCACAAGAACGACGCGCCCCAATTGCAGAACCTGCGTCATACCATAGCTTATCTTTTACATTATAAATAATGGCATCGGTACACTCAGTTGCCGTGCCTCTAGGATAAAAGAACCAAATCTCGTTGTACCTTGGAACTTTGGTAGCCCAAACTTTTTGACGCTGTGTATAGTTAATGTTATCAAATAACCAGTTTACGTTTTTATCGTTTGGTAAAACACCAACTAATCCACTGTATACATAGAACCTATCAACACCCATCCAAAAATATAAGCCATCCATCTCAACTATTGCGTTAGATGACATAATAGAAATTTGGCTAGAAATAATATCGTAAGACCAATATATTTGTGTGGCCTGTGAGTTAAACGATACACGAATCAAACTATCAGTAGACCAAAATAAACCAGATGGCGCATTGGTACCGCCACGCATTGGGATACCCTTAACAATTTTGGAAGAAGATACGTTTACTTGGTTTGCTAATGGGCCATTCCAATCGTACAGTGTCTGTTCTGCGTAAATATTGCTAACATTGTTATTGGCAATATAACCATGTGAACCATAAACAAATATAAATGGGTACAATACACAAACACCACCGTCTACAGAAATAGGCTGGTATGTTGGGTTTTGACCAGCACTATCAGACAATCCAGTGAAAAAGAACTGATCGTTAGCGTCGGGAGCAACATTACCAACTAATACTTGTGAAACAACGCCGCTGTCAATGTTCTGTAAATTTAACCCAGGGTGTGCTAATAAATTTAATGTTCCACCCGCTGGACTAAACTGAGCATCAAACTGCCAGTTATTTCTAGTGTCTGCTGTAAATGTGGTGCCTTTTAACCATGCTTGTGTAATGGTTCCCGCAGGAGCCGCTGGAGTAAACACAATAACTGTGTGGTTTGTAACACCACCAGTGTAAGTTGCTGAACTAACTGTGTAAGTTGTTGCTGTACTAGAGTTAGTAAAAATAATTTGTTTACCGGCGGCAAAAACTGTAGATCCGTCGCCAGCAATGGTAATCTGTGTTGTAGTATTTGCCGTTACTGTAGCCTCAACTGTACCGGGTAGCATATTAGCAATGTAAGGACCGCTACCAGAACCGTAAGTAGTTCCGGTGGTAAATACGTCTAAACTTTTTGCTGTACCTGCAAAAACGTAGTTAACGCCGTTGTAGGGAATGTTAACCATACCACGATAAATACCGTTAAAGCTAGTAAATAATGTAGCAAAGCCCCCCATTTTCTTAGGGTCACCCCGTTGAAAACGGCACCACACACCATCGGTGTACTGATCAGCTTGGAATACAGTACCGTCGCGCTTAATCCCAGCCGGTATTGACAGGCTGTAAATTCTTGTGTACTGCGACATGTCCTGCTGCTGATTATCAGCTGCCATCAGAACGTTCCACCACTAATCAAATTTGCAGTTAGTGTTGCGTTAATTTTAAACTTTGGCAACAAGGTATTAGTGTTGTCAATGTAGGCCACTTCAATACCATTAGCCGCAAAACCAAGAATGTTAGCACCTGGTAAGTACATACCAGTGGTCGCATCTGTTAAAAATGAATACGATGGCGCAGTAGCAATACCGTTAACTGCATAAAATATATTGGCTGAAGTTGATGTTAATAAGTAAAGATTTTGACCATCATTTAAAACCGTGGCTATGTTACCAGTGCTAACCACTAACGGCGGCTGTGAGCTACCTTGAATTTGAAACTGAATGTTGTAGTTACTATGCCCAGTACGGTTATTAAAAATATAAAGCTGAGTGGTGGCTGGCAATGTAATGGTTAACGTTGTAGAACGGCTACCAGTTTGTGCAATATAGGTCTGAATAATTGGTGCAAAAGTAACTAAGCTAAATGTAGAACCGGGTATAGAGTCTACGTCGTAGGTTGCTGATGTGAAGGTAATATTTGCTGGCGCTGCAAGTCCAACGGTAATAAAGTTACTGGTGTTAACATCATAAATAATAAATCCTGAATCGCCCGGGTTTGCAGTAATGGAACTAGAGCCATTAATTAAACTTGGAGACTGAGGCGATATAATTAAAGCGCCAGTACCGGCGTTTCTAAAACCAATATACCAGCCAGTAGACAAAGAAGAAACCAACGGTAGTGTGAAAGTGCCAGCGCCACTGTTCCAAACAAAAGTAGCTGCACGACTTGCATCTGTAATCGTTGGACTTGTTGTGACGTTTACAATGTTTTGTGTAGTTGCTAATTTGCCAGATATGGTAGTTAAACCAGCACCTTGCAATGTTACCGCATCAGCGTAAGATGTTCCTACACCGAATGCGATGTTAGACCATGCACCACCCAAAGTACTATTATTGGTAAGATACAAATAAATAGCTTTACCGACAGCGACAGTAATGGATTCGTTTCCAGCAGCGTCTTTAACCACAAAATCATGGATACCCAAGTTACGGATAAGAAGGTCTTCTCCAACCGAACCCTGCGTGGCGTCAGGTAACAGAATAACCAAACTATTAGCAGAGGCGACACAATCCATAATACGAGCGGAAGGTATTTGTGTAGGATTAACCACAGCAGGCCAGTAGAGCTGAGTGTTGGTGCTAAATGAGAGAGCATAGTAGGATACGTCCGTTGGCTGGATAACGTTGCCGGTAAATGGGGATGTAAAAGTCATATATTAAGGTTCCTGTACCGAAACATTTCTGTCCACTCGGCGTGTGTTGTCTTCTTTTTTCAAAGCGGCTAATGCATCTGTGTAATAGCCCTTCCAAATAGGCAACTTATCTAATGCTTTTAAGTATCCTTGAGCTTGTAACAGTGTACCAAATAGCATTGCTTGAGGAGCTTCTCTAGTAAACAGATTTTGTTGATTGGATGTATCTAACGGTTGAATTTCACTGTAGTAAATAATCTCTACAGGGTAGTCTGCGTCTGGTGCCGGAGCAAAGGCCCAGTTGTTGTAGTCGTATTCTCCATAATATAATGGTACGCTAGGAGTTGATTCAGACTGGTACTGTGCTATGTAGTCTTGTGAACGCATGAGCATTGGCTTGCCATTGGTCTTTAATGAGACGGTTTTTCTCCAACGAGCTGGTTTAGCCAAAACAACTTGATTTTCAAGTAATGTTGTTTCAACAACAGTAAGTTGTAACAAAGTTTTTAATTCAGAAGCAATAGCAGATTCAGCCAAACCAATTAGGCTAGGAATCTGAGCAACAAACTGAGCGTCGTTACGCTCCATGTAGTTTATTACATCTTGCACGAGATTATCGTATGTCATCTGATATGCGCTGGTCATCGTGTGTAATAGCTTATGTTAGGTTGAAAATAAATAGGTGATTTATCACGCTCTTCATCACTAGCTTGCAAGAATAATTTATCTGCTTGTTGTTCTAAATAACCAATGCGCGCAAGATCAGTGCTAGGTAATTGCATGGCTAATTTATGAGACAAAGAAGCTTGAACAGAAGCAATCCAACGATTTGGAATGTACAGCTCATTAGTCAACGAACCCACATCCTGCATTTGCTTTTCAATTAACAATTGGAACATTTGGAAGTCGTTATTTGGCACTGGCCATAAGTACATCTTAGGCTCGATCTGACGATCGTACCAATACTGTAGTGAGCGTTGGCTTGGGAATTGTTTGTTAGGGAGATTCCAGTAATCGTCTTTGTTTAAGCGAGCCAAAGGAATAACTTGCTGACTGGTTGAAAAAACGATTTGACGTACTGAAAAGGTGGTTGCTACTGTCTCTCTAAGACGGTAGAATGTGTTGACTGGAGTAATAGATAGAGGGAAATAAGCCCATTCTCTGTCTGATAAAGTGGTTTCTGGAAGCTGCAGTACTGTAGTCCAAGTAATTCCATCGGTACTGGTTTCGTATGCAAAGTTGTAGGTCTGCGTACCACCGCCAGTAGCGTAGCCATTAAATCCGATGTAGTATACGCTTTGACCGCCTTGATAGTATAAACCAAACCAGTTCTCAAGTGCAATAGAAGTAGAGACAATGTCTAAGTTTTGAGCAAATACTGCAGGGGAGTCTGGATTGTCTATTGGAAGGTACTCAGAAGCCTCTGAGTTGATGATGTAGACCCAATTGGCTTCACGCACATCAATTGTAGTAGCTGGAAGATTAAGATATTGTTGTGCTGTTACAGCACCAACCAGTTTGTTTTCTAATAGCCAAAGGTTTACACCTAGGTTAGATAGATTTTGAAGATTGTAAAAGAGCGCTTGTTTGCCAGCGTTGATATATTCAGGCGTGATTTCTTCTGCTATTCTACCAGCATCTCGATATGCGTATGAAATAAGCTGGTCGACATTGATTTTTGTGTCGCCAGTGGTGCCTGAATAGGCCATAATTAACGTCCTCTACCAGCGGTGCGTTTAGGCACTTTATTAGGTAATTTATTTGATGCTGGACCAGCTTTGACAAACTCTTTGCCAACCTTTTTAGGAATGCCAAGAGTAGATTTACCTTCTGCTGCAGCGTACATTGCGCCCTTTTGGGCTTTAGATTCGTATGGCATTATTTGCCTTTTTTCATGGCACGACCACCACCACAAAGTTTTGAAAGATTAGTTTTTTTGCTTTCATGCGACTGTTTGTCGTGCATGGCAAAAGCTTTTTTAATGATCTTTTTGTCCTGTTTAATGTCGTCGCTATCTACAGAACCACCAGCTTTCATTTTAGGAAGACACTTAAAATCGTCCATGGTATACCCTTTCAATTATCTATATCTACTTATGCAAAAAAGGGGCGATTTATGCCCCAAGAAATAACGCCCTTTCTCTTTGGCGACGTTTTACCAGTACTTCGGGTTTATTCCACATCAAGATGGCATCTGCTGCCCCTTGGTAGTCTTTTTCATTTAGCTTGCGAACTACTGTAGATTTACGAAAATTAGTTTCACCAATATTGAAGCACAGGCTGTATAAGGCGTCAAATTGGTTCTGGGCTAGGGGTACCTTCACTGAGGTCTCTACGGCCTCGCTACACCACTTTAAATCGCTTTTAAGGAGCTCTTTGACTTGCTCGTCTGTTAGGGTGGCACCAATAAGGTGTGGTTCGGATTCCTTAATAAGGTGCCCTACGCCAATGGTTAATAGGCCCTTAGAGTCCTTGTAGGCCTTGTTACGAAAGCCTTCCTCATTGGTAATAAAGGATAGTGTGGATTCTGCTATGGCCATAACGTTTTCTTCAATATGGGTGTATCGGTTTGTTAAGTGGATTACCGCAAAGATACCTAGGCACCACAGTACTACAGCAACTAGCTTTTTCATTCATTCTCCTTACTCTACGTACTAATACGCAAATTGGGGTTTATTGTGTTAACGCGTCGTATTGTTTGTAGCAGGCTGAGAGACCTGACCGGATGATGTCTGCTCTGGCAGCTTCCCTTGTAAGAAACTCTGCATCCTCGGCAGAAAGGGTTGCCCCAGTTCCACCTTGTCCATTTGCGGCGGTTTGGGCGCGATTGGGACGTTGACGCAACTGACTAATAGCATCGACAAGCTGAGCGTTAATAGAAGTGATTTGAGCATCTTTATCTTTTCTTATTCTGTCGGCGGCTGCTTGGTGGGTTTCTTGCGCTTTTTGTGTTTGGGTAACTTGGTCTGCCTTATATTCCAAGAATCTATTATTGGAAAAACTAAAGCCAAGATACCAAGAAAAAGCCAGCACAGCCACACAAATTGCGATTTTGACATATTGTACCAAGTTTAATGGGAACATATTAGTTTTCTGGTTCGGTTTTACTCTTCATTGCCACACTAGCGCCGCCCGCGGCGGAGACAATGCCAAGCGATTCGGCGAGCTCACGAATGCTAACAGTGGAGTACAGCACTTCGTAGAAGGCTAAGGCAATCACGGCAACTAGGCCAATTAGCCACGTTACCCTACCAATGTCGTAGGTCTCGTTGTCCTTGCCAGTCAGAAGCTGCTTAACTATTTCTTTCACTTGCGTAATTGATCTAATTTATCTTCAATACGATGCACCGCTTTAAGAACCTCTTCCCAGCGGTCTGCAAAGTCTGACTTATGAATATAGTTCTCGGCTAAGTGCGCACGAAGGTCATGCACGTCATCTTTTAGCAACTGAACCGCAGTCCAAAGCTCTTTGCAAAACCAGCCGATGGCTACACAAATTAAGGGTAGCACTGTGTTGATTAGGGTTTGGAGATCCATGATTTAATACTTTCCTTCAGCAAATACGTTAACAAAGACAGTGTTGTCTTCAAGTGCTTCAATTTCATGCCATTCACCAGCAGGAAGGTTTAAAGGTTGGCTATTTTTACCAATAGTGTAGCTACGACCTTCAAGACTTACTAAACAAGAACCAGCATTACACATAGTTGCATGAGAATAAGAATGACTATGGCTAAGCAAACCTTGTCCTTTATCTGCATGATATATACGAATTTGTGCCCCATCGTAAGTAAAATCATGAGTTGTCATATTTTTGAATGGTAAAAATATGACAACTGCATAGGTCGTAATGGTGCTATAAAGCCCCGATATTGACGCACTTGAAAGCGGATAATTTCCAAACACTTAAATATTCAAAGAAGGTTTAGGAAGATAAGTAGTTAAAACAGTTCCGTCCCATGTATCGTCAATAGTGCCAGCATTAATTTGTTCTACAAGTTTATAATCAACAACTTTTTCATTTACTAAAACTTGCTGCCAAACAATGCAAGGAGTTGTTGCTTGAACTAACATAATTGCATCGGCTGGTGGTTGCCATGTATTGATGTCACCATCCCATAAACAAACATTTGTTACAACATTGTTTTGAATTTGCAAATAATTTTTAGTTGTCATATTTTTACCATTCGAAAATAACTAATCCAGCACCGCCATCTGCACCAATAAACGCACCACCAGCAGAGCCACCAGCACCACCACCATTTAAACCAGCACCACCAACACCGCCATTATTACCACTACCGCCACCACCAAAAATAGACGAACCGCCAGTGCCACCCCAATAAAATCCTTGACCAAAATCACCTAAAGCAGATGTACCGTATTCACCTCTAATATTTATTGTCCCGCCTGAACCAATTCCCGGACCAGTTGACGGAATATACGCTCCTTGATTTGAACCTCTTGCTGAAAGTCCACCAGTCGCAGAAATAGTGCTAATGGTTTGCGTTCCTGAAGCAACAGAAGAAGTGCCACCAGTTCCTCCAGTGTTATATGAACCACCACCAACGCCTCCAGCACCAACTGTAACTGCCAAAGTTGCACCGGGAGTCAAACCAGTTAAAAAGGAAATTGCAGATCCACCCGAAGCAGAACCGCCAATAGGTAAAGCACTTGTGCTACCGCCACCACCGCCACCGCCAACTACTGTAATTTTAAGAGCAGTAACTCCAGTTGGAATAGTAAATGTTCCATTTCCCGTAAATGTTTGACCTTTTTGTCCAACATAACCAGCAGCAGTTGTTTGTGTTGTTGCGTCGGGAAAAACCACTCCCAATACTGTCAATGATGTTGCCATAAATTAACTCCTAAATTAAGGTGTACCAACTTTCCAGTAAGAATTTGAACTCTTGTTTGGAAAAGGTTTAAATCTGAATATTCGTAAATAAAATCTATACCGTTTTTCATTACGGGGTTCCGTAGGCTGTTACATTATTAAGTGCTATAAAGTTGCCCGAAGAATCTAATGAGGCAATTGTTGTAGCACCGTATTTAAAAATTAATTTAGTACCAGATTGTGTAATTGTAAAATCAGTAGTTTTAAAATTGGTTGCAGTAACATTGCCGTTAACTAACAAGTTACCAGCGCCAGCCCCTGTTGCTGTTCCAATTGAAACGCCACCGCCACTAGCTAGGCGCATTCCTTCGGTGCCATTTGCTTTGAAAATAAATGGAGCTGCTACATCAGTGCCAAGCACAAACAAGATGTTGGTTGCGTCAAAGTAGCCCTGTGCTTTTACCGTGCCGTTGTTGTACCAGCTTGCCGTGGTGTACTGAGAACCGTCGTTGTCGACAATTAAGTTATTAGAGTTACCACCACGGATGTGTGCCGTAGCAACTGGTAACGCAGTACCAACACCTAATTTTACAGTGGCTGGTGTGTTAGTTCCAACAATCCAGTTAAATAATGAACTTGTACCTAATGTGGTAGAGCCACTACCATAAGGAATGTATCCCGCAGTGACCGCACTTAATCCGGTACCACCGCTACTAACCTGTACTGGAACTGCTAAAGATGTTCCCCAAGCAGAGCCGGTAGATACCGCAATACCTGTTGTTGGGTACGCTGTTGGTCCAGTTGCGCCGCTGTATCCAGAGATACCGCTTGCGCCACTAACGCCGCTATAGCCGCTTGCGCCTGCGGAACCATTCGTTCCTGTAGCACCACTAAAGCCAGAGAATCCACTGGTTCCTGCAGAGCCATTAGAACCACTATAGCCACTGGTGCCACTAAATCCACTGTATCCGCTTGCGCCTGCTGTTCCGCTACCACCACCAGCTCCTGATAATCCTGAGAAACCAGAATAGCCACTTACACCAAGTCCAGAGTAGCCGCTAGTACCAGAAAAACCACTGGTGCCATTTGCGCCGCTTGTGCCACTATAGCCAGAGATACCACTGTAACCAGAGATACCAAATCCACTGTAACCAGAGATACCTGAACCACTGTAGCCAGAGATGCCACTAAAGCCACTAAAGCCACTAATACCGCTGTAGCCAGAAATACCGGCTAAGAGGGTAACTACACCGGAGCCATTTTTATAGTATAGCTTTCCATCTACAATGTTAATTGCCAACTCACCAGATACCAAATTTGCCGCAAGTGGCACGTTGGTTGCTGTGGGACTGTAGTAAAGCTGTATTGGTGTGAAACCGGATGCGGCCATGTTTTATTCCTTAAGATGTTCTAAAACGATCTCGGGTTTGACAAATCGTTCGTTCTGGTGTTCTACAAACTCCCACCAGAGAAATTGGTTTTCTGCTAAATATTTTCTGTCTGCTAAAAGGTTTGTGTTTTCTGGGTGACCATATATTAATGGGTCAGACACTCCCCATAATACAATTCCTGGCACACCTTCATCCCATGCAAGGTGTTGAAAAAAGCTGTCACACGACACCCAAGTACGGCATTGCCATAGTAATTCTCGCAACGCAGGGATCGGTAAATTCTTTCTAAAGTCGGGAACTAACTGCTCCTCTCCTTCTATTCCAACTTGGATAATTGGCTTGTCAATCATTGCGATCAACTCTTTCCAGTACGGATAATTCTTTGGGTTTTGCTTACCACTAAGCAATGCTTTTGAGTATGGTGAAATGATAATCATAGGTACAACTTTCTGTACGCGTTTTCTAAACTATCTTTCCACTTCCATTGGTCCATCTTTTTATAGACGTTCCAGTAATCTATGTCACCAAATAGGTGCTGTGCCTCTGCTATTGATTTCCCAGGAACCACTTCAGGGTAGCAAGTAAACACAATGGGATTTGGTATACTATTATGCACGTGACTATAAACAAGGTGATCCCCAAGACCGCAGTTAAGAACCACAATAGTACTGTCTCGATAATGAAGAATATTTCTAAAAATTTGCTCATCATGATGAAACATCTCTTCTTTTGTTTCGCTGCGAATCCCGCCTTCGGGGTTCTTCATGTGCCACGTTATTGCATCGGGTACTACCTTTATTTGCCAACCTTTTTGAGCTAAACCATAAGTGAATAGTGTCTCTTCTCTGTGCGCTACCCGTGACAAACCAAGATTATAATCGACAATACCAGCACGGTATAAAAAAGTGCAGTGTAGATGGTCCACATTTCTTGAAGCATTAATTATTCCCCATTGTATATTAGGTTCTTTATCAATGTCGTCAATTCTACCAGTAGAATTGCTTGTGTCTGGCATGTACGGCGGCGTTAACACAGAGCCACCAACAGCACCAACACGTCTATCAAAGTGCTTTATTAAGTTCTCTAGTACGTTAGGCTCTGGTATTGCGTCGTCGTCAACACGCCAAACCAAGTCATAACCCATCATGTTGGCTCGCTGGTGAATGTGGTGCTGACCTTTTTTGTCAGCAAACAACCACTCCCACGCAATGCCCTTAACGTCTAACATCTGAAAAAAGTATTGGTAAATCATCTCTTTTCGCATGTCTTGCGGCTCGTCATTATCATCAAAGACAACCAGCTTGTCTACTGGTCTTGTCTGATTGATAATGGCATTTAATACTAGGGGCAGTGTAGTAAAGTACCTGCCCCGTGTTGCCACGGAGCAAAGTACTTTATTCACTAGCTGTCCACCTACAGATCATTAAATTGCAAGGGTTTTGTGGTGTAATGTCCTGCGGTGTATCTGAAATCTGACCATGCTCGTTGATGTAGTTAAACTCAAAGCCAGGGAAGTGACGTTCATTTAAACCATGCAACTTGTGATGTGGACCCCAAAAGCCTGGAGGTTCATTCATCGGCACTGTAATTAACAGACGTTTACAATGCTTTTTAAATCTTTCAACAATTTCTAATCCGTTGTCAAGGTGCTCAATAACTTCAAAGGCTACGATGGTATCGTACTGGCCAAGTTCGTAGGTATTGATGTCAGAACTAACAAACGTATTGTTTGTACCATTCCATCCCTGCTCTTTGGCTACCTCAACAATGATCGGATCGTAGTCAAGTCCAGTGTACTCAATGTCATCTGGAAAAAATTGTCTGCCATAGCCGTTTGTGCAACCAAGCTCAAATATTTTATTACCAAGCAGATTTTGCGCTGCCCAGTTGTATCTTGTTACTTCACGCGGGTATACTGTATCGCCCTTGAGAAACACTGCGCGTTCCCAGAAGTTTGACAATCTCCAGCGGTACCACTCTGTGTTGTACTTCTTAGCTAACTTTAGTGAGTTAATTAAAAAGATGTTATCCCAGCCTTGTACCAAGTTGGGGTCGTGCATTGTGCCTTCGCCCTTGTGGTAGATTGGAAAACCGCCTGTGTACTGACTTCCATCCCACAACTTCTCAAATACCTCTAGTACCTTAAAGCCAGCCTTTTCGGCCTCAATGCAGAACTCGGTGTCTTCACCGCCACCTACGCCGTACTCTTCGTTTAAGAGTCCAATGGCATCAAATACTTTTCTGTGTATCATTACACAGAAAAATACTAAGAAAAAATGACCTGCGGGCTCTGAGTTGCCCTTGATGATTCCAGAGATACCGCAGTCTGGGTCACTGAACGGCTTGTCTAAAATGTCTAACCACT